ATTTGGATTTTGTCTAGACAAACCGTGTTTGATTTTCAACAGCGATTTGTTCTGATAGATTTGGATTTTGTCTAGACAAACCGTGTTTGATTTTCAACAGCGATTTGTTCTGATAGATTTGGATTTTGTCTAGACAAACCGTGTTTGATTTTCAACAGCGATTTGTTCTGATAGATTTGGATTCTTTGGAAAGAGTTTGTGTTGATGATGTAAAGGGTTTTTGTCTAAAGAGTTGTCATGATAGAATGCCTTTAAGCAGTAAAGGCAAATATTATTATTAATAATAACCTTTATATAGGGGAAGCAACTTACTACTATACAGCAAGCAATAAAGGAAGTAAAAAAAATGAACATAACAAAAACCAAAAATGGCTTAAAAATTAAGGGCAGATTACCAGGAGAACACTATATTATCCCAAGAAATGAAGCTAAAAAATTTGCCAGAAGATACAATTTAGATTGGGAATATATTAAAAATGCACCATTAGGTAAACTTTAAGGTGGAATAAAAATGATAAAAAAAGTTGTAACCAAACACACCGGTAAAATTGGGGAAATTACTAGTATAGAAAGTGGATGGATACAAACAGTATTAGAAGGTAGCAACAGATTATTCCATGAAGATGATATAATAGAAATTTGGGGGGATACTGCAGTAATGTGTGATCATTTAGGATACATTGCAAACAAACCAACTAGAAAAGGATATGTATGTTTACAAGGAGTATTTAAAAAAGAATTAACCGATGTAGGCATACCAAAAAAAGAAATTCGTAGTGAACATAATTATGGTAATTGGGTGTTTTATTTCCCAGTGAAATATTTAAGACACTTAGGATGGAACGAAAAAGAAATACAAAAAATGGAAAACAGGAGATAGGTGGTATAAATGAATTTTTTGGAAAAAATAGGTGCAACTGCTATTTTAAAAATCAAAGAACAATTAGGAATTACCCCAAAACAATTGTTAGAACAGGAATTTATATTTGCTGCAAAAAATCAGAATGTAGAAATTTACCATAAAGGGTTTAGAATACATGCAGACCATAGAACTACAGTATTTGCTTATTTTGCAGTAAATGAAAAAACAATGGACAAAATGCCATTAGGTATATTGGAAATGTTAATAGAGGATAGGGAGGAAATTATACAGAAGATAACTAAGGGGGCAGAGGTAATAGAACAAAGGAAAAAAGAACAACGGTTAAAGGAAAATGGACTGTTTGAAAAGTATTTGCAGCAAAGGAGGAATAAATAAATGATTCAATTTTACAAGGCAAAAGATAAAAACAATAGGGATACTGTGTTATTGGCAAATGTTGAATGTAGTAATGAATTTAATATTTATGTTTTAAATAAAAATGATGTTGTAATTAATAAGTTTGAAATTGTTAATGACAGCACCGAAGCAGCCAATAAAGAAATACAAAAAATAGTAAGGGCAATTAGACCAGGGTTCATAATAACTAGTGATACATGGGTATGGATTAAGTTTGAACCAGGTAATGATTATAAAAAAATGAAAGTATGTTAATGGAGGTAATACTATGGAAAAAAATATTTGTAAAGACTGCATTGTAAAACCTAAACCAGATGCATATATGGACATGACAGGAAAAGTATTTGCATTAAGGGATATTAAAGAAGGAGAAGAAATCAAGGTGGAAATAACTAGTAGGGTGCTAATGGTAAAAGAATAAGGGGGAATACATAATGGTAGATTGTAGTATGGATTATTTTGTGGGCAGAACATACCTTAATTTGTTCATAGAGGAGGGTGTGTTTTCAGTTGTTTTGTATGAGGAAGTGGAAGCAGTAAATCCAGATGATTTATTATGGAGTTATGCATAAGGGTTTTTTTATTTTTCATTCTTTTTTAAAATATTATTATTAATAATATTTATATACTAGAACCAACTTACTACAATACAACAAGTAAGAAGGGGATAAAAAAAATGAAAAAACTAGAAATACAACAGTTACTAGATGAAAAGGAAGAACTAATGGCAAAAGTAGAAGCCATAGAATATGAAAACACACTAATTGAAAAAAGAATAAGTGAATTAAACCAAAAACAAAATGAATTAGTAAAAACCAGGGGCAACTACTGCAAAAGGGTTAAAGAAATTAATGGATTAATAAAACCAAAACCAGTAGAAACAATAGTTACCAAAGAAAAATTACAGGGAACAATAGACAATTTTAAAGTAAAAGATTATTTTAAACCAGTAGAAGGATGGACAGGTGAAGGGGCAAGAACATTAGTTACATTCAAAGGATTAACTAAAAAACAATTAGAACAATTAATAACCAAATTTATAGCTAAGAAAAGGCAGCAAAACAGAATAGAACTAGATAAACAATTTTTAGAAAAATTACCAGAAGATAAAAAATATAAGTTTTCATTATTTGAATATACTAGATTAACATTTTATGCAGATGGTTCTGGAATAGGACACCCGGATGATTTATTATATAACGGGGGTTCTAATGGTAAAGAATACAACAGCCACACAATTCACTGGAGAAGGATTCCAGGTAAAATACCATTCTGTATAAAGTTTAGTATTAGTATTTACAAAAGCTAATACTATTTTCCCCCGACTGTGTTGCAACTATATAGTGAAGGGGATTAACCCCCTTCATGGTAGTTCCTTCTGTGGTAGTTGGTGGATCAGAGGGGAATAATATAATTATTTGTAGGTTGCAAAAAATTAGCAGGATTTGCTCACCCCTGCTTTTCACCTCCTAGTTTAATTATTAGGGTTGCATCCTAGGATGATTATCAATTATTCCCCTTATATTTATATACTAGGTGGGTGCAATAGGAGTATAGGCATTAAATGCTGATGAGTTTAATGCCTGCCCCCCCTTTCATTAATGTTGGCGTACACTGGTCAAAAGACTGGTAATTTCCTAAAGGTTAATATTAAATTGGCGTACCGTTAGAATTTCCCTTCTACAGGTTCAGAATATTTAATATATGTAAATCCTTTAGGAAATTTATACTATTTTTTTTAAGATTCTATTTACCATATTCTTTTTTATACCATGATTATATAATATTATAAATAATAACTAAAGAGGTGAAAACGATATGGAAGTAGTAGCTGAACCAAGTGCAACATCCACACTAGGTAAACAAACCATGTGGGCAATATCTGGACTATTGATAATATTTGCAATAGTAATCCAAGACCCTAATGTACTAAAAGAAATTTTAGGCCCTAATGTATGGTTGAGGTGGGGAGTTGCAATAGTTGCAATAGTGATAGTGTTTGGAAATTTCTTATATCCTAGAATACAGGAAATAACCCAGACAGGAATAATAAAAGTAGACAATGGAAGCATAAGTACATTTGTTGTAACTGTAATAGGACTAATTGCCACCATAGGATTCTTATACCCCGATGCAATAGTACAGATAATGGGCAATCTGGGATTAGAAAAATATGCAGCATCTGCAGTAATCATATTGGGTATAATTTATAATGCAAAGTACCCAAACAATGTAAACAACATAGTACCTGTAACCAGTGCAACCACAGGAAAAGTAGATGAAGGGGATGTAGTTTAATATATCCCACTACATATTTTTTTTTAAATAAATATTTAACACTACCACACACTGGAGGAAAAAGTAATGGAAGAATACCCAGGAATAGATGTTAAACTATTAATACCACACCCAGATAATCCAAAGGAACATGATGATGAACAAATAAAAGAAATAGCAGATAGTATAAAAGCCCATGGATGGGGTAGACCATTAATTATAAGTAGCGATTATTATATTTTAGCAGGTGAAGGAGCATACCTAGCAGCAATTAATATTTTAAAACTAAAAAAAGTACCATACAAATTCTTAGAACCCAAAAGAAAACATGACGAACCAGAAGCAATAAGCTACATGCTAGCAGATAATAGGATAGCAGAAAAAAGCAACTGGAACAATGCCAAACTAGAAATAAATTTCAAAACATTAAAGAAAAAAAGATGGAATACCAAACTCACAGGGTTTAAAGATACCAGTGCTGAAAAGTTAAAGTTAGCTGCAAAACCAAGAACTGGATTAAGCACACCCGGAGGGGAAAATGAGTTCCCAGAGGGATATAAAAAACCAGAGTTTGATGATTTAATAGACAAGTATAAAGATGAAAAAGGTAAATCAGATAAGAATGAACAATGGTTCTATGTTGAATTTTATAAAGACCCAGATAAATTTAAGGAATTACAGGAATTATTAAGTCAATATATAGTAGAGGGTAAACATGAATTAGATGGGGATTGGTTTTATAATTTAATAAAGGGGAAACTATGAGATTCCAAGAAGTTAATACCTGCAAAGAATGTATGGAACATTCTGCTAGTTGCCAGGGGAATAATATTTGCAAACCTGCCAGGCAAAAGTTAAGAAGTTATAATGGGATACGATTTACTAGTGATGGTTTTGATTGTGCATTTCCGGTAAGTATAGATTCCCATAGTGTTTGTAGTTTTGGATGTCTATATTGTTTTGCTGCTAATATTATGCAGTGTAGGGGTAAAACTGCAAAGCCAATAGGGCAAACAAATCTAGGGAAAGTGGAAAGAATATTCAGTGGTGAAGACCAAACAGATACAGCCCACTGGATACGACAAGCATTAAAATATAATGATAGAAACGATAATGGATATCCATGTGCAATACAATTAGGTGCATTAACAGACCCGATGGATAACATAGAAAGACAACAGGGATGGTTCTTAAAATTTGCAGAAATAATAAAAAAATATGAACAACCTGTAAAGATAGTACCAAGGGAAATTTATTTTTAGAAAAAGAATATATAGATGCAGTGGCAGATAGACCCGATTTGTTCTATATAACCTATAGCATAATCACTCCAGATGATAAGGTGATAAAGCAAATAGAACCCAGAGCACCCACAGCATCAGAAAGAATACAATGTATCAATAATTTAACAGATGTTGGAGTTAAAACAGCATTAAGATTAAGACCCATGATACCAGGAGTATCAGACAGCACACACGATTACCCCGAAGCATACAAAACATTAATAGAAAAATGTGCCACTGCAGGTATAGAAAGTATAAGTTACGAAGTAGCATTCACCCCCGGAAGAATGACAGAAGACCTACAAGAAAGATGGGGTAGAATAGAACACATAATTAACAAGCCCATAATTAATTTATACAAAAGTTTTGGAGAAAACCAGGCATGCATGCGACCCTCACATATATGGACAGAACAAATAATGCATGCAGTATACCATGAAGCCAAAAAATATAATCTACTAGTAGGGGTAAGTGATCCCTGTTGGAAGCAACTAACAGAAACTGGATGTTGCTGTGGAATAGCAGAAGATGACCCAATATTTGGCAACTGGCAAAAAGAAAGTGCAACAAATCAACTGAAGTTAGCTAAAGAAAAAGGTAAAGTATTATGCAGTAAAGACATCACACCCGAATGGGCATACCAAGTACCATTAGACAAATTAGTGAACCCGGGGGTAGGCCCAAAAGTACGATACAAACGGAAACATCAAACATGGTCAGACAAACTAAAAGAAGTATGGAACGACATCACAAAAGAAAGAAGCCCACTGCAATACTTCCAAGGAGCATTAATACCAGTTAAAAAAGATGATGATGGAGAAGTATATTATAAATACCAAGGGTTAGATAGAAAACACCCAGAAGAAACCCTATGGTGGAAAACATAACACACCACACACAAAACACAATAAAAGTAATACATAACATTTACTACAAAAAACTCAACCCCACTACACCACAAAAAAGGAGAACCCAAAATGGAGGAAACACAAGAGCATCTAGACGCATTTGAATTATACCACACCCTAATCCATTCCGGTAAAAACAAAACCCAAGCAGTATTAGAAGTATGTAAACAGTTAAATAAAAGTGAAACTGCAATATGGGGATGGAAAAGGAAATTACACTGGGATGAAAAGGAAGCCATTAGAAGCAAAGAAATCCAAAAGGCAGTAGAAGAACAAACCGATGGCACAATTATAGATAATAAAGTAAGCTACTTATCAATGATACATGACATCTTCCAAAAATACATAGATGAGGTAGAAGATGAAAGTAGACAACCATTAGAATTAAACACCACCACAGACCTAGTAAGATTAATTTATGCAGCATTAAAAATCCAAGGTGAAGATGGTGATGATGAACCAATTAAGGTAAAAGTTGAAGGTAGTAATGAAAGCGAAATCCCACCAGAAGTTATTAAAGAGTTTGGAAACTTCATCATTAACAGACAAAGAACTGCAAATGATGGAGGAGAATCTGAACCAACTAAAACCTAAAGAAATTGCCAGGCATAACAGAGCATACTATGCATGGTATTATTTAGGATTAGATGTACCACCACACCAAGAAGAATGGTATGATTTAGTATTCCAACATAATAGGGAATTTTTACTTAGTCCTAGGGGTCATGGTAAAACCATGTTCCTACCAAGGACTATACTGGAACATCAGTGTTTATTCCATAAAAATTATAATTCATTGATTATAAGTAAAACTTTTAAGCAAGCAGGTAAAACCTTAAAAGTTGTTCAAGCAGATTTAGAAAATAATAAACTTATTTTAAGAGATTTTGGTGAAGAACTTGAGGATTATTCTGCAGTTGGAAACCAAGTATGGTTTAATTTAGATGCAGAAGAAAATATTTTAAGGGATGCCACTGTAGAAGGCAATGGGTTACTCGGAGATATTACAGGGGGGCATTTTGACTTTATCGTTCTTGATGATATTATTGATGATGCAAATTGTTTAACACCAGATAGTAGACGGAAGGTAATGGAATGGGTACAGGGTACTATTATTCCCATGCTCAAACCAGGAGGATACATTGCAGGTATAGGTACTAGAAAGCATTATGATGATGCCTACCAGGAGATGATTAATAGTCCGGGATGGTATGTTATACAGCAAAAGGCAATACTGCAGATGCCTAAAAGTTTTGAGTATGTTTATAAAACTATTGATGGGCAACAGGTTGCAGTGGGAATAACTAATGTTGTTGGTGATTATAGAGTTTTGTGGCCTGATGTGTGGTCATTGGAATTATTATTACTTGAAAAGAAGGCAATGGGCAGTATTCTTTTTGATAGGGAATATAACAATGATGTTTCCCAGTTAAAAGGTAGACTGTTAAAAGATTTCTGGTTAAAACGATATGCAATACATGAAATAAATACTAATGAAGATGTTAAATTAGCACCCCCAATAAAGACAATGACCGTATACCAGGGATGGGATTTAGCAATAAGAGAAAAAGAAACATCAGATTACATAGTATGCACCACCATAGGGATAACACCTAAAAATGAGATATATGTACTGGACTGGTTTAGGGATAAGATGGCCTTCCCTAACCAGGTTAAGCAGGTTAAAATATTATATGATGATTTCAAACCAGAAAGGATAGGTATAGAAACTAATGCCTACCAACTGGCATTAAAACAGCAAGTTTTAAGCGAAAGGATATTACCTATAAAAGAGATAGAAAGTGTTAAGAATAAGATTGAAAGAATAATTTTAAGTTCAGTAAACTATG